CGTTATCTTTGCATGTTCCACAATGGGTCAAAATCTTGGGATAGTAAGACAAGAAAATACAAAGGACTTTTTAAGAATAATAAGGTACAACTCCAGAAGAAGATTAACATATTAAAAAACCTAGTTAATTTTAGAAATAAAACTGATGAACAAATCAAAGAGTATATCCTCAAAGAAGAAAAACGATCTCATTCTTTCGGATACAGAACAAAATACTATTCTCGAAACCATTTACGATGGAGGTCTATCCATAGAAGTAGCAAGAGATTTAAAGATCAGCTTGATGAGTTTGCAGAAATACTTAGAAAGAAATCCAAAGTTTCAAGCTGAATTTAACAAGGCTCAGGAAGTAGGTATTAAAACTTTAGTCGAGAAAATGCTCCAAATATTTAACAGTGAGAATATGGATCTATCTCCCAATGAGCTGCTGTTTCTTCGTGAACGTAAAGACTTTCTGAAATTTCTAGCTCCAAGATTAAGCTCTATATTTCAAGAGAAACAAAAGTTAGATGTCAGGTCTGATAGTAAAATTCAAATTAGTTGGGAAGATAGTCCTGAATTAATTGATGTAAATGCTGAGAATATCTCAGATAAAGATAAATCAGCATCTACACCACCAAAGGAAAACTAATCTTTTAATAAAGTCGATAGGCAATAGCTCGGCTTTAGCTTCGAATCAAATCTATTGCAATGCCAACGAGATTGCCTACCATACTTTATATTTTCTAAGGTTTGTTCAATAAGTTTCATTACGAAACCACTTGTTACTTCACCTTGAAAATTCTGTTCACCACTTGCTATCAAAGTATTTTGATAAGTGTCTTTGTAATTTTTCATCATGTTTTTTTTGTTTGTGTTCCTGGTATAGCTGCCATAGTCCAACAGCTACAGCAGTAATTATAATTAATATTAATTGCTTCTCGCTACTCATCTTTTATCTCCTCACTATCTACAATCATCCAATCAACCGTATCTTCATCAACAATATCGCTATTATCATACTTACCCTCATTAACAATATTTTCAGCGTCATCAATGTTTTTAGCATCTACTCTTATTGTCTTTGCTATTTGCTCACTTATTACTACATCAAATTCTTTTAGTTTCTCGCTACTCATTTGTCCCCCTTTAGTTTTTTTTCTTTTTCATTTAAAAAATTTACTACATTACCTGGCAGCAAGTGAGATCCATTGGTTGTAGGCATATCTTTAAATGTATTTAGCTCATCAATCTTATCTTGAGCTTGTTTCATTGTGTCATTGATATTAAAGTTAAAGCCGTACTTATCTTTTAATATCTTTAAGACTGATACAAAGTATTTAGCTTTCATTCTCACCCCCTAAGATTATATATGAAAATAATATATAAATTAATATCATTGGTATTGCTTCAAGTATAAACATTATTCCCCCTCATAAGTTGGTAGTTGCAGCATAAACTTTATGCCGAATAAGATCATAATACTTAAACCTATCCAGGTATGAATATGTATAACTATGATCAATCCTAAGAACATTGTCGCAAAACATAATGCGAAGTATATTGCTTGTATCATTTTTTACCCCTTGTTGTTTTTATATTTATCTTAACCATTTTGGTTTATTATGCAACCTTTTTTATTTCATCAAGTCTATTGATATTTTCAGCTATATCTCTAAACCATTCCTGATCTTCTTTATTCATGTTTTCATATTCATCAAGTAAATCTTCAAAAGACCCTTCATGACCTTCGTAAGGTGAAGTATAAAAAGAATATAATTCTTTATTATCTCCACACATAGCGACTTGATATTCTGCATTAGTTAAAAACACATAACCACTATTCATGTTAAAAGCTAATTTTACTCCGTCATTATCAAAGTCTTTTGGTAAGCCGTTCAACTTCCAGGCTTCAAATATATCTTTTGCTTCATCTTGTTCTCTATATCCAAAGTCTGCAAGGTTTTCTGTATATCCGTTCATTGTTTCCCCTTTGTTTGTTTTTATATTTATATTAGTTATATTAACCATATTGTCAATAATTATTTAAGCAATCATTAACAGCTTTATTTTCTTTGTTTTTTACTTCTTTACAATAAGCTCTAAATTTTTTCTTTGCTATTGATACACTATAACCAATGTATCTTTGTTTTATATAAAGCTCATGACCTAGTTTATTTTGTATAAAGTCACTAATTGTAAAGCCGTCTACGTTATGTTTAGTTATTATCATTGCTTACCCTTTGTTTGTTGTTTTTTATTAATAATAATTGAAGCAATAATATATCCGCCTATAATTTGTGTAGCTGTAATTAAACCGCCTACAAATAATATATGTAATATTGCTTCAAACATACTTAACCATAATGGTTATGATATTAGAAGTCAAGCAAATAATAAATTCATAATGGGTCAAAGATATTGGTGTGATATAAATACAACTGTGATAAATATACAACATGAAGTTTATTTATAATATTAAAGATGAGCAAGGCAATACTGAAACATTAAAAGCAATGAGTTATAAAAAGCTGCTGAAACAATTAAACACAAAGTTTAAACCAAATGAAATTATTTCTGTAAAATATATTAATAAAAAAAATCATGAGCTTTTAAAATATGTAAAGATTAAAAGAGTGGAATAGATCCTATTCTAATACATCAACATCGTTTTATTTTCTCGCATATATAATCGGTAAGTAGTATTGACCTATATATTAAAGCATTATCCAATATGGTGTTCCGATATATGAACATTCTCGGAATAACTATTGATAGTCATAAATTATCGTTAGTAATATTAACTAGATAACCCTCTAATTTTGTAAAGCTATACCCCCCATAGTACCCAAAGTTGACGCGCCAAATAATATATATATATACATGGGACTCGAGGACACCCTTACACAGTCAGTCATCTACACACAGTTTCAGATGTAATTATCGCCATACCCCAAAAACAACCCACCATCTTATTCACCTTGGCAGACCTCCCTTTAAATTAAATAGTAATTACTATATGTAGTATGATATGTGGGACTACATACAAGATGATTTAACTTCAGTTGTTTTAATTGATGAAAAGACAAACACCTTAACCATTAAGATATATGGGTTAGGCAGCAAAGATAGTGCGGAGACTTTTGCACAATACACGATGAGCTTATTACAGTTTGATTATAATTCTACTGGCTATAGTATGCCTAGCAAAATGATACACTAGATATGGATATTAAAATACCTTACACCCCTCGAAAGCACCAAGCCTTCTTACATAATGAAATATCTAAACATAGATGGTCAGTATTGGTTTGTCATCGTAGGTTTGGCAAAACAGTATGTATGATCAATCACTTAATTAGGTCAGCACTATTGTCCAAAAATAAGAACCCAAGATATGCCTACATTTCGCCAACATTCAAACAAAGTAAATCAATCGCTTGGGATTACATGAAACAGTTTACAGCGAAGATACCTTACACCAAGTTTAATGAAACAGAGTTAAGGGTAGATTTACCCAATGGTGCAAGAATAACTTTGCTTGGGTCAGAAAACTCTGACGGGTTAAGGGGTATCTACCTAGATGGATGTGTGATTGATGAGTACGCAAATGTCAATGATAAACTCTTTCCTGAAATCATAAGACCAGCATTGTCAGATAGAAAAGGTTACTGCGTTTTTATAGGTACACCGCAAGGAATGAACAATAACTTTTATGAATTGTATCAACACGCACAAGGAGCAGATGATTGGTTTAACTATAAAGCTAAAGCTAGTGAAACTAAAATTGTAGATAACGAAGAGTTAGTCAAGGCAAAAGAAGTGATGGGTGAGAAAAAGTATCTGCAAGAGTTTGAGTGTGATTGGATTGCGAATATTGAAGGATCTATTTACAATGATACCTTGGTGAAGATGGAAGATCAAAAACAATTAACTAGAGTACCTTACGATCCATCGTTACCAGTAAACACAGCTTGGGACTTAGGAGTATCAGATCATAGTGCGATTATATTCTTTCAGCAGCTAGGAAGATCTATTAACATTATCGACTACCATGAAGAGAGAGGACAAGGATTACCGCATTATATTCAGATGATTAAGGAGAAGGATTATGTCTACAAAGATCATTTCGCACCGCATGATATAGAAGTTACAGATTTTAGCAATGGTAAAACCAGGAGAGAGGTCGCCTATCAATTAGGTGTTAGGTTTAAAGTTGTTCCTAAAATTCCATTAGAAGATGGTATACACGCAACGACAATGACCTTACCTCGATGTTGGATTGATACAGACCATTGCAAAAAGTTAATAGATGCGTTAAGACATTACCATCGGAAGTATATTGATAAAAATCGAATGTTCCGAAGTAAGCCTGTACACGATTGGTCGTCTCATGCGTGTGATGCAATGAGATACCTAGCGGTAGGTTTACAAGAAATTAATACTAGACAAGTTGCACCACAAAGTGTAGCAGATAACGAATACAGGATTATATAATTATGGGATCAATCTTTTCACCAAAAATGCCATCGCTACCACCCGTTCAACCTTTGCCTGAACCGCCATCAACAGAACTATCACAAGAAGAAAAAGATAGAATTGCAGCGGAGCAAGCAGAGATCGAAAGAAAAAGAAAAGGTAGAAAATCAACTATCTTAACTGGACCTTTAGGTATTGAGGAAGAAGCGGAAGTGCAAAAGAAAACTTTATTAGGATCATAGTATGGGAAGTGTATTCAGACCACCTAAGCCACCCGCACCACCGCCTGCACCCGCACCGACACAAGCAGAAGTATCTCAAGTAACAGCGACTAGCATGGATGGATATGATTCAAGAAAAACAAAAGCGAGAGGAAGATCAATGACGATTATGACAGGACCTAGTGGAGTAGAAGATCAAACAGCAACATTAGGTAGAAAGAGTTTATTAGGACAATAATGGCAAAAACAGATTTAACAAAAAAACTATTAACAAGATTTAGCAGACTAGCAGGTCAAAGACAAAACTGGGAAACGCATTGGCAAGAAGTAGCAGATTACATGATGCCAAGAAAATCAGATGTCACTAAAAAAAGAACACGTGGCGATAAAAGAATGGAACTCATCTTTGATAGTTCTCCTTTACAAGCCTTAGAATTATTAGCAGCATCATTACATGGTATGCTTACAAACCCATCCACACCTTGGTTTACTTTAAGATTTAAACAAGACAATGTTGAAAATGAAGATGAAGCTAAACTGTGGTTAGAGTCTGCAACAGATGCAATGTACACAGCATTTAATAGATCAAATTTTCAACAAGAAATATTTGAATTGTATCACGACCTTATTACCTTTGGTACGGCAGCAATGTTTATCGAAGAAGATGAAGAAGATTTTATAAAATTTTCTACAAGACATATCGATGAAGTTTACATTGCGGAAAATGATAAAGGTAGAATTGATACCATCTATAGAAGATTTAATTTATCAGCACGAGCTGTGGTGCAAAAATTTGGCACAGCAGTATCACAAGATATATTAATATTAGAAAAAAAAGACCCCTACAAAGAAGTTGAGATTGTACACGCAGTTTATCCAAGAGCAGATTTTAATCCTGCAAAAAAAGATAAAAAGAATATGCCATTTGAATCTGTATATATGGAATATAAAAATGGTAATGAATTATCCGTATCAGGATTTAAAGAGTTCCCTTTTGTAGTACCAAGATACCTAAAGGCTTCACATGAAATTTATGGAAGATCACCTGCCATGACAGCTTTACCAGATGTAAAGATGTTAAATGAAATGGTTAAGACAACAATTAAAGCTGCACAGAAACAAGTAGACCCACCTTTATTAGTTCCTGATGATGGTTTCTTATTACCAGTAAGAACTGTACCAGGTGGATTAAATTTTTATAGATCAGGTACAAGAGATAGAATTGAACCTTTAAACATTGGTGCAAACAATCCATTAGGATTAAACATGGAAGAGCAAAGACGAGATGCGATTAGAGCTGTGTTCTATGTAAACCAACTGATGATGCAACAAGGTCCACAAATGACAGCAACAGAAGTTATCCAACGTAATGAGGAAAAGATGAGATTACTAGGACCCGTATTAGGAAGATTACAATCTGAATTATTAAAACCTTTAATTGATAGAGTATTTAATATTCTATTAAGAAACAATCAATTACCTGAAGCACCAGAGTTTTTATCTGGTCAGGATATAGAAATTGAATACGTTTCACCATTAGCTAAAGCACAGAAATCCACAGAGTTACAATCTATTATGAGAGCTATTGAAATTCTTGGAAGCATGGCTAATGTAGCTCCTGTATTTGATTATGTTAATTTTGATAATCTTGTTAAACACTTAGCTGATATAGTGGGTGTGCCACAGAAGATATTAAAATCACAAAGTCAAGTTAATGCAGAACGACAACAAGCACAACAACAACAACAGGAGCAAATGCAGATGCAACAAGTTCAACAGTTAGCGAAAGCTGGAGGAGATATAGCTCCACTAGCCAAAGCCTTACCTGAAGAAGCACGAGCCGTTGCAAATGCTGAAGAAGAATAATGGGTCAAGCAAAAGATAAAGAAAAAAACTTTGAAAAGTATGTTGAGAGTTTAAAGAAGAACTACAATTATATATTCAATACAGACGAAGGCAAACAAGTCATGTCTGATTTAGAAAAGAGATGCCACCATCATACTACTACCAATGTAAAAGGTGATAGTCATGAGAGTGCATACATGGAAGGACAACGTAGCATCCTTCTATTTATAAAAGCAATGCTACAAAACGATAATGAAAAAGGAAAATAAATATGTCATCAGAACAGATAACACAGGAAACTGTGCCTGTAGAAACGACAACAACTACAGAACCAACCGCAACACCAAGTAATGTTGCTAAGTCCGATACACCTGTATCACCAACAACAGAGACACAACCCGTAGCTAAAACTTGGAAAGAAGCAATATCCGAAGAGTTTAGAAACGATCCAAACATAGAAAAGTTTACAGAGATAGATGCACTGGCAAAGTCATATATCAATGCAACACAAATGATTGGTAAAGATAAAGTTGCTGTACCTAATAAAAACTCAACTGAAGATCAATGGAATGAAGTCTACGATAAATTAGGTAGACCTGAATCTGCAGATAAATATAGTTTAAATGCAAAGTCAGAAGTTGTCCCTATTGATGATAATGCAATCAAACAATTTGCTGAGAACGCACATCAGTTAGGTTTAAATAATAAACAAGCTCAAGGTATCTTAGAGTTCTATAAAAATAATATGGAAGGCATGGCTCAACAAGCCAAAGTAGATACTGAAACTGCTCAAGTTCAATCTGAACAACAGTTAAGACAAGAGTGGGGTCGAGAGTTTGAATCTAATGTTAAGAAAGCTGGAGCATTAGCTAAAGCTAACATGAACCCAGAGATATTAGATATGCAACTTAAAGATGGAATGAGACTTGGAGATCATCCTGAAATTATTAAAGGCTTCGCAAAGATAGCTGGAATGATGTCAGAAGATAAAATAGTTTCAACGGAAAGTGAAAACGTAAGTTCAAACACCGATGTTGAAACAGAAATATCTGATATTATGAATAATAAAGATGGACCTTATTGGAATAAATCACATCCTGACCATGATAAAATGGTACAACAAGTTTATACTTTAAGAGAAATGCTAACTAAATAATTTTTAACCCCTTGTATTTTTTTAAAAATTAATGTAAGGGGTTATTAGTGAGACAATTCGAAAGAACCTTACTGACAGTAGGAAAGACTGCGGTCTAACAGACTTTAAATGCAAGAATTGCCTGTCAATTTGACGGAGAACCTTTCTGTTTAACTTAACAATAACAATAAAATGGA